AGGTTCCATCGCTCATGTTTACACGAATAAGATGAGAAGAATCCGATGTTTTATTCACCGTGACATTAGACCACTCTTCCCCGTTCCATACATCGACATTATGACCACTCAGGGCACTAATTCGAGAGTACCCGCTTTTTGTCAGAATTTTCGTCTCTGGTGCAACGCACAAGTTGCTGGACTTGATGGTCCCGATGTTTGACTGGTTCGACTTGGTGTTGACCGAGTCCTTGTAGCACATGTATGGCGTTCCGGTCTCAACCTGGGACTTGAGGATAGCATCCCAGACGGTCCGAGCTTTGACGCTCTTCCGGAAGCGACCCTGGTCAACGTACTGTTGATACAACTCGTTGAATCTCTGGCCATAGACGTCTGGAAGTCCAGGGCACTCATTAGGGCACATCAAGTGCCAGTCTCCATCCTCCTCCACACACTTCATGAAGAGATCAGGGATCCACATTGCCGTGAAGAGATCGCGGCAGCGCATCTCCTCATCTCCCTGGTTCAGGCGAAGTTCCAGAAACTCCATGATGTCGGCGTGCCAAGGCTCCAGGTAGATGGCGAAGGAGCCCTTGCGCTTCCCTCCACCCTGGTTGACGTACCGGGCCGTGTTGTTGAAGACGCGCAGCATCGGCACGATCCCGTCAGCGACTCCGTTCGTGCCCTTGATCTTGCTGCCATTCGCACGGACGTTCGAGCAGTGGACACCGATGCCCCCGGACCACTTGGAGATCTGGGCGCACTCCTTGAGGGTGTCATAGATCCCGTCGATGCTGTCATCCTTCATCGCCACTAGGAAACAACTTGACATCTGGGGCCGGGGTGTTCCGGCGTTGAAGAGGGTCGGGGTCGCGTGCGTAAAGTACTTCTGGGACATGAGGTCATAGGTCTCCTGGACCTTGGCGTGATCGTGACCATGAATTCCCAGGGCCACGCGCATGAAGAGGTACTGGGGCGTCTCACCCTCGTTCAGGTAGCCCTTCTGGAGGGTCTTGATACCGAAATATCCAAAGAGGTAGTCGCGCTTCGGGCGGATCCAGCCGTCCATCTCGAGCGTCAGGGATTTCATAAAATCGTTCGACACGATACCCTTGGTGTAGAGAGCGAGCATCGCATCACTGAACGTCTTTGGGCAATTCTTCTGAAGGTTCGAAACGGTCACGCGCATCGCAAGGGTCTCGTAATCAGGGTCCTCGGTGATCATCCCGATGGCGACCTCGGACGTCAGGTTGTCAATCTCGGCCGTAGAGATTCCGTCGTACATGGATGAAAAGACCTTCTGGGCAACCTTGTCAGGCTGGACATTGAGGGCCTTGAACTCTGGCTCTGAATTTAGTTTTGAAATTCGCTTGGTCACCTTATCGAACAGCATCTCCTCGGGTTGACCATCGCGCTTGAGGACCTTCATTTGTAAGAGGAACGGTCAGTTTTTTTATGTAGGTCTATCTCAATATGGAGACTTATGATCTCAAGCCGTATCGCTTGAGTCTTCCGACGCCCCTTGGTAACGCCTTCTTTTCCGAATTCAACCGGGCGGGAATTCAGCAGTCTATTTCCTCGGCCATCAAGGACCAGACGGGGTATGACCTGGATCCCCAGAACGATGGGGACGTCCAGTCCCTGATGCGAGTGGTCTACACGGACCTGGTGAGTGATCCGAACACGAACGTGCGGAGCCAGGTGGCCGCCATGAACGCCGAGGTGATCAAGCGTGCAACCTCGACCATCTCGACCGGTATGCTCCAGCAGCTCGTGTACCTGCGCGACATTTCCGAGAATCCCGTGCCGCTCCCGATCCCCGTCACCACCAGCACGTATGGCAACAAGCTCCCGAGCAACTTCAAGTTTGGAATTTTCTAGGATAATGTAAATGAGGGCCCTCGATGATATCCTCTTTGGATTTCTCATCTTCTTCGCGATCGAGCGCCTCATCCGGATTTTCAGTCTGATGGTGGTCGGCCCATGGATCGAGACAAAGACTCCCAAAGAGAACAGGATCGAGAGTTTCAAGCTCTTTGCGGAGTTTGTTCTGCTCGTCTTTTCGATCATGATGGTCTATAGGTTTCGAAAACAGCTCGCACGTCTCACCGCTTAAGGACTGACGGCTCTTCAATCATAAGAAATGAATCAGTTTCGTGATGAGACCGCGACTCTCTGTAAACAGAAGGGTTGGGACAAGGCGCCAGTCAGCATCGTATGGATGCTTCTGAACGAGGAGATGGGTGAGCTTGCGTCAAGTATCAGGCAGAAGCACAGGATCTACAAGAAGACCGGGCTCAAGAAGGACCGCGGCACGGATGTCGTGATGGAGATGGGCGATGTGTTTAGTTATCTTTTCCAGTTGGCCCACATGCTTGAGGTCGATCTTGACGAGATGTGGGAGCTTCACAAGGTGAAGATGAAAACCAAGGCGTACAAAAATAATGTAAGCACGTAATAGAATGGCTTCGACGCTTATGATTGATGACCGTCTTCAGATTGACAAGTTCAATATCACGACGTTCACAGGGGATTACGGGATTAACCACGATGGTTTCCGCAAGGATGTCTTTATCGACGGTTCATATACGACCGCGATCGATGAGACGCCCACGGACTACACTGATGATCTCCAGGTCAAGCCCAAGGACCTGTCCGGGAACGTGTTTCTCAGGACGATAGACCCAAACTACGCGCCTCATGGGATGTTCCCGACGCGTAAAATGGAGTACTCGGACGGCACCGTGACGTGGTTCCGCCCCGAGCTTCCATGGAGCTGGATTCACCGTGGCACGACTCCTGGAACCTTCAGGATTACAAAGGATTTCAGGAGCCTGTTGATTACTCTGGTCGTTTTGGCCATCATTGCTTATCTTCTGCGGAATCTTAAGTGATCGGCGCTACCTTTGCCGCCACCACCTTGACCAATTGTGTTTTTAAATTATCACGATCCTTCTGGATACGTGTACTCAACTTGGGGCACTCGTGCGCCTCGAGTTGAATACATCTGGTACAAAACTTGCCCTGACATTCCTTGCACGTCATCATCTTCGGTTTGTGCTTACACTGGAACGGTTCCATCTTCCTCCTCTATAATATCACAACTCATTTCTTCCTTAACAGGCACCCACGGCACAGGGTCGTCGATGATCTCGCACAGGCCAAACTCGCGCCCCTTTACGATGCGATCCCACGCGACGCGCATCGCGGGCAGATTCTTGGCGAACCACTCGCGATCGCGCTTCACCCGAATGACCACGTACTCCTCGGGAGGTCCTGGCTTGTATTGAATGAAATCGCATTCCTCAAGGTCCGTAATCTCCAGTTGGAGCTGGACCTGTGGCAAGTAGTACGAGGGCACCTTTTTCTCAATTTTACGAGTCAAAGGGCACTTGATCTCGATGAGAAGACCATCCTCTGTGACCCCATCGGGAGATGCCCCGAGCCATGGGTACTCGCGATGCTGGACGAGGCCAATCTCGTGAGACTTGCGGCCAGTCTTCTCGTCGTACATGTCCCGGACCATGGGCTCCAGGGCCGTCCCGTGTGCCGTGGCGGCGTTGCCGGCCCACTTGGTCCTTAGGACCTTCTTTTTTACAAATGAATCAACACTTTCATAACGATTTTCACCTATAGCACTCGCGACATCACTCGCCGTGATCATTTGCTCGCGCTGATCTAACCACTCCTGCGATCTTTGTTCGGCATATACAGCGCTGATGAGCTCACGGGCTCTCGCTTCGAGGTGCGACATTCCGTGGAATTGTTTTGTTCTTAAAACGAGGATCCGTCTTAAGTACAATCTCGGCAGCGTTCTGTTCGGCCTGTTTCTTCGTAAGAGCAAACCCTGACCCACAGTCCATACCATCGACCACGACCGTGATGAAGAATTGCCCGTTGACCTGGCTGACCAGGCGATATTCAGGCAGTTCGTGCTTGAGCGCCTGGCACCACCGCATGAGCTGATCCTTGTAGTTGTCATCGACGAGTGACGTAGTCACCTTTGTGAAGGATTCGAGGACAAACTTTTTAGCGTGAACCATCCCGAGGTCCAGATAGATGGCACCGACCAGCGCCTCGAAGGCATCCTCCATAATGTGCTCGTTGGTGTTCCAACCATTTCGCTCACCCTTTTCATCCATCAAAATGAGTTTGTTGAGGCCGAGCACCTTGGAGATTTCGCACAGAGTCTTGCCACGGACCATCTTCGTCCGCGCCTTGGTCAGAAAGCCCTCCTGTTCCTTCTCGTGAAGGTCAAAGAGGTGCTTGGTGATGATGAACCCGAGGACAGAGTCGCCCATGAATTCGAGAGTTTCGTACGACCCTGTGAGGCCAGTGTACCGCTTCAACGCGCTTTTGTGAGTGAAAGCCCGTTGATACAGTTCCATAGTTTTGATTTTTGTTCCGACCAAAGCGTTCAGGAGATCCCTGGACAGAGCCGGAGGTGCTATTTTTTCATCCATTGTGTGTTTAGTACAAGTGCGACCTGTTTAAGCCAGGCAAGCGGATTTAGGCAGTCGCCTTGGCGACCTTCGGGCGCAGCTTCTTCTCCTTGGGGGCGGCAGCCTCCGTAGGGGTCAGAGCACCCTCCACAGGGGCCGGGGCCTCCTTCTTGGCACGGGGCTTCTTCTCCGGGGCGTTTGGGTCCTTGAGGTAGTGGGGGCCCAGGAACTTCTGGAGGTTCAGAAAGCTGACCTGGACGCCCTCGGGGACATTCAGCAGAGCCTTCAGGGGCGCGTCCAGGGTAATGAACTTTCCCTCCTTGAGGCCCTTCTCGGTGACATACACGTTCACCCGCTTGGTCACGTCGGTCCGGCAGATCTGCTCGGTCGCCGCCAGACCCAGGAAGGCCCGAAGCTCCGGGGTCACATCCCGAGGCTTGTTGAAGCCATTGTTCTTGGAACGCTCAGCCTGCTTCTCGCCGGTCGGGTCCTCGATGTGCGTGCGGATCTTGCGAACCTCCTTGCGGAGCGCCTTCATCTCCTTCATCAGAGCATCGAGAGTCACGGGAGAATCGGTGGTAGAGGCCATCTTGTATTCTAGACAGGGTCCGCCTCTTTATCTAGAGAAAGCACGAGAGAATCAAGACCAGTACCAAAGGTACAAATGCGATCAGCAAAAGTTTCCAAATCTGAAACGATGATGCCAGAGGGCCTGATTGGGGCTCCGAAACAAATGGGGCCCCGACCTGTGTCGGTTCAGTACTCGTCGGAAGGTTGACACCATATCCAGGAGGCAATGACACTCCGGCAGAGGGTCGATTTTCGAGACCTGTCGGAAGTTTGTTTAAATTGTCGCAATTTTCGAAACAGCATCCAGTATCGCACCCATACAGGAGACCGTCGACTTTGCTGATGTATCCACAGAGCGTCGAATATCTATCGAACGGATCTGTCAGACACTGACAATCTTTCAGGATGTACTGAGCTCCGCACGTCTTCGACATCTTCTAAAGTTAAAGAATATTTTTGTATGAATAGCACAGATGGAGTACGGAAAGCCCCAGAAGTTGCCTGACGGTCGGTACTTTCTGAAGATTAACGGAACTCAGCGCCAGGTGAATGGTCTTGTGCTTCAGGACGACCTGTCGACCAAGTCGGTGAACTTCAAGGTTCCGGAGGGGTCCCAAATTTTCTCGGCAATTGATGAGGAGCTCTTGACCCAGGCCAAGGCGTCCAAGGTTGAGTGGTTCGGCAAGGAGCTCAGCGACGAGACGATCCAGACCGCCTTCCAGGAGAGCGTGACGGACTCTGTGCTCGGTGCGAGTCTCGCAGCTGTGCGTGGCCAGGTGGTCACGGTCGCCTTTGATACTCAGAAGAATTCGGTCGAGCTCCAGGACGTCAAGGCAGGCACGACGGTCGATGTGCTCCTCGAGCTCTCAGGACTTTGGTTCCTGAAGAAGTCGTTCGGCCCTGTGTGGCGCGTGCTCCAGGTGCGCGTCCGCGGAGTTTCCAAGCCGGTCGTCAAGACGGACTATGCGTTCACGGACGAGCCTGAGGAGGAGGAGGATCCGGCCGATTATCTGGACTAGGCCACCCTTGGACGTCCCAGCCCAAGTCCCCTTCGGGACCAGGAAAAAAAAGTAGGCACTAAGTATAAATGAATCGCAAGGGGCTCGCCATCGTGGTTCTGGTCATTGTGATTTTATTCCTGCTCTTCGGTCCCAAGAAGAGCGGTTTCGGTGTGGGCTCAGCCCCGGCTAGCCTCCAAGGGATGAACGTGCAGGGTGGTGGAACTCGCGATGTTGCCAATTCTATGATGCCTTCCTCAGTCCAGGGCGAGATGGGTGATAATATTGGCCAGGCCGTCAGCTCCGCGAGCCTCATTCCCAAGGATGTGGTGGCGACCGAGGACTTTGGCCAGTTCAGCCCGGACAAGATTCTGGGTAACCAGAACTACCTCGACCCCCGCAGCCAGATTGGCTACCCCGAGACGCTCGGCGGTGTGCTCCGCAACGCCAACCGCGACTTCCGCTCCGAGCCGCTGAACCCCCGCGACCCGGTGAGCATCTTCAACCTCAGCACGATCCCGCCCGACGTCATGCGTCCCAAGTTCGAGATTGACTACCAGTACAGCTAAATCACGGGAGTTTGTCGCGCCCGGACTAACTTAAAAAAAAGGCACGAAATACCAGTAATGGATTTCAAAACCGCTATGACGGAGTGGGTCCACTTGAAGGCCCAGCTCGCTGCAGCACGCAAAGACATCGGTACGTTGAATGCCCGTGAGAAGGAGCTCAAGGGTATGATTTCGACACATATGAAGCAAAACGAGATTGACACGGTCAACGTTCAGGACAAGGTCAAGGTGAATCTCAAGACCAAGCAGAGCAAGGGGTCGATCACCAAGGATATTATTCGGAAGGGACTTTTGTCATTCTTTGGTGGAAATGAGGCTCAGGTCGAGGGGGCATGGACTGCCATTCAGGATGCCGCACCTTCCAAGGAGACGACCAGCGTCAGCGTGACGGGACTGGCCAACTTGTGAGGCTTAGAGGCTTCGAACGTATAATTCACAAGACAAAATGGGACTCAACGATGAGTACTCTCGGGACGCCTACCAGGGAGAGCAGTATGCCTATGACTCGGACGGCTCGGACGACTATGATCCCGACCTTCACCCAGAGGACTGGCAGGCCATGTACTCCGAGGACCTCCTAGATGGATGGAATTTTGTTTTAGAATTCATGCACGACAATTACATGGGACGGAAACCCAACTGCACCTATCCAAAGTTTGTGGACTTGGTCATGTTCCCAACACAATTCCAACCAACACTCGAACCAATCTCGGCAATGCGGGACTTGTGGGCACGGGTCCGCCGGGTCAAGGTCGTTCGAGAGCGTGTCCAGCCCGAACAATTCTACACGTGGGCCGACACCTATGTGTTTTAGGAAATATTGTAAGTATATAATAAATGATCGATATTACCGGGCCAAAGGTCCTCGTGCCTACCATGCTTTTTGCGCTCGCCGGCCTCGTCCATAAGCGGACCCCGGGTCTCCTTATCCAGGCCCTCCTCTTTGCGATCCTCTCGTGGGTCATCATCAAGTTTGTGTTTAAGTTTACACTGACTCTTGCGGACCTTATGGTTCCCCTGGCTCTCTTTATCCTGCTGACGCCCGGGGTGGTCCTGACCCTTCCCCCGTCTGGCGGGCTCGCGGCGACCGCTGTGCACTCTCTCGTGTTTGCCATAGTGTTTTCATCCCTGCGCGGTCTTTTCCCGCAGTTTTATTAGACTCCCAGAGTAGATGCGTCACCTGGCGATAGGCCCAGGTGCAATGGGGTTTTTTCTATATCTTGGCGTTATCGCCAAGCTAAAGAAGGACGGCCGACTCGATGACCTTGAGGAGATCTCAGGGGCTTCGGCCGGTGCCCTTCTTGGCTTCCTGTTTTGCGCGACCAAAGGCGACCCGTCCAAAGTTCTGGACTATGCCATCTCCGTTCCCGTCAAACAGCTCATGAAACCTAACATAAAGAGTCTCCTGCGAGACTATGGTCTCGTGCCATCCTCAAAAGTGCGTAAAATTCTCGTGGATGCGTGTCAAAAGTTCTTTGGGAAGAATGACGTGTCATTCCAGGAGCTCTACGAGTGGCACCCACTCAAGTTTCACGTGTCGGCATTCTGCGTGGGAAGGTCCCAGACGGTCTACTTTTCGGTCGACACGGTCCCGACGATGAGTGTCCTCGATGCGGTCTGTGCCTCGATCGCAATTCCATTCCTTTTTTCGAGTGTCAAGCTTTCGGACGACTGGAACTATATCGATGGTGGTGCGAGCGAGTCGATACCGGGAGGTCCGTTTCTTGGAAGGACGGACGTCCTTGCGCTGAAGCTTGGGTGGAACTCTCTCACGGAGGTCAAGGATCTCAAGTCTTATGCCCTCAGTATCCTCTATTCTACTATGAAAATGCGACACAATTATGATTACCCGGCACTCAACCTGACGATCCCAGACGGGTCAGCCTTTGACTTTGGTGCGTCAAATGATGCTAAAATTCGGCTGTTTCTTCGAGGATACGAGCAGGCTCGGTAGATGTCTGCGAGGGCCCGAAGGGCCCTCTTTGCAGCCCACGGCTCCCATGACTTTTTTCTTAGTAAAAAGTACATATGCGTACCATCATCCGGTCTGGCTACACAGTCCACCGCAAGCGCAAGACCATCACGGTCCACCGCAAGGATGGTTCGACCTTTCGCTACACGCGCAAGGCTGGCACGAGCAAGGTGCGCGCTGTGCCGACCAAGGATGTCGGTGCGATCGGCAAGGGTCCCAAGATTATCGGCAAGCTCAAGGCGGGTATGCTGACTCGGTACCACTACCACCCGGTCGAGGCGACCACGAACCGCCACAAGGCCCTGTCCAAGGCGGTCAGCAAGGGTCACGAGGATCCCCACGCGGTCATCCGCCGCCTCATCGCCATCAGCACGCTGA